GTTTCCTTGAGCTCCTACTGCTCCTTGAAGTCCTGTGTTTCCTTGGTTTCCTTGAGCTCCTTGAATCCCTTGATTACCCTGTGGGCCTTGGTTTCCTTGAGCTCCTTGGTTTCCTTGATGTCCATGGTCTCCTTGGGGGCCTTGTCTTCCCTGATATCCTTGTGATCCTTGGTATCCTTGATATCCTTGGAATCCTTGAACTCCTTGTACTCCTTGAGATCCTAATCCTATAATAGTACTTCGTAAATCAGGACTACTATTTATGGTATTTATTATTAATTTTTCATCTAAAGTAGAATTACTGTTCAAAGTAATACTTTGAGTATTAATATTTAAATTTGTAGGATTTCCATTCTTATCTAAAAAATCAATAACAAAAACATATTCTTCATCTATCTTATTTACAGGTAGATTATCTAATGGAACCATTACACAAAACTCATTTGGTGAATTACCCGTTGGTGAGGAAGGTTCTACTTTCATATTTGAAAAATCCCAAATACCTGTATTTAAAACTAATGATAATTTTATCTTATCTGAATCTGATGCTGCTGTAAAATAATATTCTAAATTATCTTGTCTTTCTCCGTTACCTCCCTCTATCGTATCAATAAGAGTTCCAAATGTATTTGAGGTATCTCCTCCCTCTTGTATTGAAGGCCCTTCTATAAATATTTGAGCTGTTGGAGGTTTCTTTGATGCGTCATATTCTGAAAATGCATTTAAAGATATTTTATACTTAGTTCCTGATTTGGCTGATCCTAAATATTGATCCTTTACTGATAATGCAGTAACATTAGATGATGCTAAAGGTGATTCAAAGTTAATTGCATTTGTAACTTTTGAACTTCTTTGAGATGGATTTGCTACAGATAAACCTCCTGTTACTACTTCATAATTATAATTATCGAATGAATTAGATGTTGCATTAGTATTTAGTGTATATTCATTATAATCATAATAGTTTGATATATCGTTACTCGAGGTGACCTCTCCCACACTTTTGTACCCAATACCATATTTAGGATCGAATGTAAAACTACCTGTATCCTGCATCTTATTGGGTGGCATAACTTCAAAGTCACCTAATAGCATAGGTGCTCCAATAGATCCTATAGGTTTGGCAGATACTTTTACTTTATCTATAACACCATTAGATGTAGCTACATTATCAAAACACATCTTTGCGTATCCTGTAACTTTCTGTCCTTCCGAAGTTTTTACATTTTTATTAAAATTTATAGAATATACAATAGACTCAAAAGAGTCTACAACAAATTTAGTTGATGCTGCATTTATCGTATGGAAGAATAATGTATCAACTACTATAGTTGTAGAGTTTAAAACCTCTAATATATTTCCTGAGTATTCTGCTACACTACCTATATTTGATTGTAAATTTGGAGGAACTCTATCTTCTACTATAGGAGTTGCTACTATAGTACCTCCTACCATATCCGATGTAAATTCTTCTAAAGTACTAACAATTGTTGGATTTCCCTCAGTAGATGATATTGAAGTCAAAGCTGTTGCAGATGACTGCTCCTCTACTTTAGATATAGAATTATTACCTATACTTGAAAATATAGATGGTTTATTTAATATATTATCTGAAGTTGTACTTGATTCTATTACGGGAAAATAGGTTAATCTACCTGCTCCTGCTTTTATTGTTGGTCTATCTGTTGATTTATCTCTATACGATACATCTATTGGAGTTACTCGTACTTTTATATCTTTTGGATTATTCTCGAATACTATATCTTCTGTATCTTTTGGAATTTTAAATTCTTCAACTGTAGATTTTATCTGCGTTAACCCTCTCCAAACTAAATTACTTCCTGATTGATCTAATAATCTGCCTGTATCAACATCTCTAAGTGCTTGACCTAATATTATTAATTTACCTGTTCCCGATGATACTTGGTCTGTAATGGTTACTTGTAATATTATAGTTCCATCTGAGGTTACTTGATTTGAATATTCTACAGGAATACTATTTCCACCTCTATCTATTAATTCTACTGTAATACTTGATCCTCTTACTATAATAGGATCGGGAGTTAATGTTATAGTATTTTTACCTTTTTTTAAAATGGTGAAATTTCTTGATACATTAAAATATTTTAATGAGAATGTATCTCCATCCCATCTCGCACCATTTTTTACATAAGATTCTATACCCATTAACTGTTTATTTAATATTTACTACTATTATGAATTATTTTGTTTTTGATTTGTATTTTTTTTCTGCATCACTGAGCTTTAAATTATTACTTGTTTTAAATTTAACTATAACATTTTTTAACTCTTCAGGAGCTTCGTTAAATGAATCTTCTTCAATATCTAAATTACCTTTTTCTTCAAATACTTTATTAATATAGTAATACAATATATCATCACTTACATATTTATAATTTTCGTCAGCTATATAATTACCACTATCTATAAGATTAGTAAAATGTTTATCTAATTGCTCCTTACTCATTAATTCATACTCATAATCATTAAGTTGATATTGAGAATTTGACCTATTATCTATATATTCTGATTTTTGTTTAGGAGTTAAAAATTCAAGTTCATCTATAGATAATTCGTCAAATTTACTAAGTTTGAAAGTAATGTCTTTTTCTTTTTGCTTAGGTGTTGCTCCATCAAATTCGTGTTTTTGTAATCTTTTATTATCTTTTAATATTAAATCAATATACTTTTCTTTTTGTTTAGGTGTTGCTATTCTAAATTCTCTTTCTTTTAGTTTTTGTTTAGTATTTGAATACCTTGATATTATAGTATCAATATATATTTCTTTTTGCTTAGGAGTTGCTATTTCCAACTCAGAAGCAGTTAGACCATTCACATTATCTAATAAATGATCAATTTTTTTATCAAATAGATAATCAATATATTTTTCTTTTGCCTTACCTTTCAAATACTTAACAAGTTCATCAGTCCAATATCTACCATTTTTAATCAATATATCAAGATACTTTAATTGTTGTTTTTCTGTTGTTGCTATTGTTTCATATCCTTTTAATATTATATCTGCATCATTTTCAGCTAATTCTAATACAGAATCTATATATTTTTCTTTTTGATTTTCTGTTGCTGCTGCAAATTGATCTCTATCTAATTTTCCTTTTGTGTTTATTATAACATCTATATACTTTTGTTTTTGTTCAGGAGTTGCTATCTTTAATTCATAATCTTCTAATGTATTATTATTATTCATCCTAATACTTACATACCTCTGTCGTTGTTCAGGAGTTACCTCGTCAAATATATATCTTTGTAACTTTAATCCATTATCTATTATATAATTTACTATATATACTTTAGAATCTTTAGGTGCTCCTTTATATTCAAATTCATTTACATAATTTGTTCTACTCAAAATTATTTTTATATATTGTTTTTTTTGACTCTGTGATGCAAACGTATACTGAAAATCAAATAGTCTAACCTGTTCTTTTATTAATCTATCGATATATTGTCTTTTATTCTTTAGTGGAAGTGATACAAATTCTGTTTTACTCAATCCTTCTTCATCTTTTAATTTTTGTAATGCTCTTTTTACAAGTGTTTCTCTGTCTTCAATTTCTACTCTTTCACTATCAGAATACAAACATCCTAATCTTTCGTAGCTTCCAGACAACTTTTGTGTTTTTTCCATGTAGTCATCTACTTCATCCATAAATTTTTGAGGATTTGGTATAGAACCGTAAGTTTTAAGTTCAGGATATAATACTACGTCTTCTTTATTTTCTGAATTTATATATGGTTTTATTAAAACTCTTCCTAATGGTTTTTTTAAATTAGTGTCACTTATTGTGGTTAAGTAGCATATTATCGAACCTTCTTTTATATCTGCCTTTATATAGTGTCTATTGCTTCCTTTAATAACATTCATACAACTGTCCCAATAAGACTCTCTATCTGTAGACATTCCTATGATATCATATTTAGCACTTGAGAATATAATCATTAAGTCCTCATCTTTATTTGTAGCACCTTTACCTTTGATAGCTGCATACCTGTCTATTAATTCTTTAGCATCAGGTTCTTTTTTTGATATTTTGTTGAGTGCTTTACCTATTGCTATCTCTTTGTTACTTTTAGTATCTAATGCTAATCCATCTTTGTAGTCTTTTATAGAGAAATCGTAAGGTTCTAATATAGATTGTATTTCAAATTCAGTAGAGTCTTCTGCATATGGAAATGCTATTCTCCAACCACGCTTGTCTATTTGACGTGCATTTGGTAATGCTTTGAGTTTACTGAATACTTGTTTGATTCTTGTTTCTGCTTCAGGACTTCTTTCTATTTCAAGATATTCTTTAGCCACTGAATATGGAACTGCCTCCGTAAGTTTAACATAGTTATATGCTTCGGTTAAAATATTTAATATATTTTTTAGATAATTATTTTTCATATTTTTATGTTTAATCTTTAGCATATTCTCTGTATCTTTCTTTTTGCTCAGGAGTTGCTATCTCCAATTCATAATCTTTTAATCGCTTTTTTTCCTTAATTACTTTATCTATATATTTTAGTTTCGATTCTGATGATATTGCGTCAAATTCATACTCTGCTAATGAATATCCTATCTTAATTCTTCTATTTATATATTCTTCTATCTCATTTTGTGTCAAATGTATAAAGTCTTTAGTTTCTAATCTGTATCCTTCTTCATATTTACTATTAATATACATTTTCTTTTGTTTAGAATTTCCATATTCTATAATCCAATCAGGTATGATAATTTCTTTAGAAAGTAAATAATCAATATATCTCTCTTGGTCTTTTTTAGATGCTTTAGCAAGATTATTCGAATCTACTAATTCTTCGTATTGGTCTGTTTCTATTAATTTATTTATATATTTTTCAATTTGTTTTTCGGTTAAGTCATATCGAGAACTACGTTTTCTTATCTCATGAATATGGTTTTCTATTATGTAATCTACTAAAATTTCCATATTTCTACCTGATAAATTATCTGCCGTATCTTGATATATAGATTCATTATTTTTGTATAAATTAGATATATAGTTTAGGAATTGGTCTTCTGACATTAAACGTATTTCAAAATTTGAAAAATATTTTTTACCTTTCTCTAATACCCTTTCTATATAAAATTTTTGTTGCTTATCTGATAATTCTTGTAGATACGATTCAGGTATATCCATAAACTTTTTTGCTATTTGTTTATCTATATATCTATCTTTTTGTTCAGTGGTTGCTGCTTCAAATTCATAGTGATATATGCTACCTACATCATTTTCTAATTTGTAATCAATTATTTCATATTTTAATTCTTTAGGTGCTGATTTAAATTCATAGTCTTCTATTTCTTGCCCATCTTTTAAACGTCTTCTTATGTAAAATTTCTTTTGACTTTGTGTAGCAAATGAATATATTACCTTTGAAAGTCTTTTCTCCTCTTTATTCAATTCATCTATATAAATCTTTTTATTTTTTGATGGAAGAGATACAAATTCCATAGAAGTTAAACTATTCCCTTCCTTTACTTTATTTAATGCTCTTTTTTGTACAGTTTCTTTACTTTCTACAGAAGTTCTTTCACTATCATTATATAAACATCCTAATCTGTCATAAACTCCTGATATAGATTGAGTTTTTTCCATATACTCATCTACAATATCTATAAATTTTTCAGGATTTGGTATAGAACCGTAAGTTTTGTATTCTGCATATAGTATTACATCTTTAGGATTTTCTGAATTTAAGTATGGTTTTATTAATATTCTTCCTAAAGGTTTTTTCAAATCAGTATCACCTATTCTTGTTATGTAGCATATTATACTTCCTTCTCGTATATCTGCCTTTATATAGTGTCTATTGCTTCCTTTAATAACATTCATACAACTGTCCCAATAGGAGTCTCTATCTGTAGACATTCCTATAATATCATATTTAGCACTTGAAAATATAATCATCAAGTCCTCATCTTTATTTGTAGCACCTTTACTTTTTATAGCTGCATATTTATCCATTAAATCTTTTGCATCAGGTTCTTTTTTTGAAACTATGTTTAATGCTTTCCCCAATGATATTTCTCTATTGTTCTTGGTATCTAATGCTACTCCATCTTTGTAATCTTTTATAGAGAAGTCGTAAGGTTCTAATATAGATTGTATTTCAAATTCAGTAGAGTCCTCTGCATATGGAAATGCTATTCTCCAACCACGTTTATCAAGTTGACGTGCATTTGGTAGTGATTTTAATTTATTGAATACTTCTTTGATTCTTGATTCTGCTTCAGGACTTCTTTCTATTTTAAGATATTCTTTTGCTTTAGAATATGGTACTGCTTCCGTTAGCTTTATATAATCTTTTGCCTCCGTTAGAATATTTAATATATTATTTATATAATTCTCTGTAAATGTATACTTCATAGCTATGTTATACTCTTTTATATAAGTATATTGTTAAATGTCTAATTTTGCATATAACTTGTATTTATATATATCGTTTTCAGTTATTCTTTCACTATTACTAATAAATTCCCAAATAGTTTTATTCCCTAAAGATGATGGATCTTCTCCTATTGGAATGTTGACAAAATAAGCGTTTTTTCCAACTTCTATAATATATTTAGCTATCTTAAATATAGAGTCATACTCTCCACCATCTAAAGCTATATAAAAATTTTGGGAAGACGAACTAACTATCTTCTCCTTTACTCTATCATTCAAAAATTTACCAAACAAAGGAATAACATTCCTTTTTACTGCTATAGCATCAAATATACCTTCCACAATTACTATATCATAATTCCAATCTACAAAAGATTCTAAAAATACTTTATCTTTTGAACACTTAGGATTATTATATCTATTTGTATATATATTCTTAGATATATAATAATTCAATCTGAACTGACTATCGTAGCTTGGTATTACGATTGTACTATTCATACTGTCATCTAAATATCCTATGTTATACTTTACTATATCTTGCTCAGATATATTTCTTAATTCTAAATATTTTAATAATTTATGAATATTATTAGAATTTTGACATTTGCTAAATGGTATAAAATTATTTGGTAAACTAACTATTTCGTTAGATACTTTACTATAATTTACATTACTACTTTCTAACTTAGAAAGTTTAGTTAAATCAATAACAGAAGCATTTACTTTCTTTAGTAACTTAGTTATGGAGTATCCACTTGTCTTACATACCCAACAATTCCACAAACCACTCTGTACATCTATCTCTAATTTCTTTTTTGGATGTCCACAGAATGGGCAATTAAATGCAACATTTGTAGAACTTTTAGGAGAGTGTTGTCCTAAATACTTATTTAGTACTTGTAACTTTGTAACTTGATCTGAGGTGTAACTATTCATATTTTGCCTTTGTAAAATTTTCCCAATATGTTATTGTTCAAATAATTATCATCTTCCAAAACTTCTTTTAGAAACTGATATTTCGTCTCTAAATATGTTAACTCATACTTAGAATAGGCAAATGTAAGTATTTCTCTCTTAAATTCCAAAATTTTACCATCTTTGATTAAATTTTTTATAGTATCGTTAGATCCATAATATTTTAACCAATTGGATTCTTTTACAACTGCTCTTGATTTTTTCTGTCCTTTCAGGGCAGGTAGTTTCTTATTGAAGTACAATACTTTCTTACCTATATATTTCCTACCACTTGGAACATGAGTAATCTCATATACAAATCCAAATATATTTTTAGAAATATCAATAGGCATTTTAGAAATATCATCTATTTCAATATTTTTGTAAATCCACATATATTTAGATTATAACTAATTATTTTTTATACTTTGAAATTGTCATAAGACTCTATAGATTTATCTCTACCCTCTACAGCATCTTGTAGTTTTATTCTAAATACTTTTACTATTTTAGAAATAATACTATCATCTAAACTATCATAATAGTTGGATGCATTTTTTAAAGTACTTTCTAAACTATCTGATATGTCATCAATGAGTTCGTAATATATATTATAATAATTTAAATTATTACCACCCATATGCAATTTTATATTATCAGGTTGGATTGATAAATCTATACTAAATATTTTGTCACCTGACTCTCTTACTGAATTAGGTCTTTTTATTATATATTCAAAACTATCTTTTTCTAATTTAATTTCAGGGACAGCTACAAACTTTTTACCGAATCTTACAGAATAAACTCCCCAATGTTTTATTTTAATAGGTTTAATTCGACTTTGTAATATACTTGTGACTCTTTCATAATCTAATTTACGATAATCATATTTGCTTTTCTTATTGATGAAGTCATCAATAATTCCCTCTGCAATAGGTTTTAGTTTTATATCACTCATATAAGTTTTTTTAAAATGTTATACTAATAATTAAGTTTCCTTCTCCTTTTATCAATCTATGATATGTTAATTTAGGAATAAATACATGGTCTATATCTCTTGGTAATTCATTGTCTATTTGTATTTTCCATGAATTATTATTATTAGTAACTTTAAGTAATCTATCTTCTAAATCTCTATGCCATACTAATTTATCTTCATCAATATCTTCTGAGAACTCTCTCAGTTTATAATTATCCGTATTTTTGTACTCTGAGTATAAATTATTCATTTTTTTTAAACTAATTTTGAATCACCAATACCCTGAATAGTTTCTGCTTCCTCCCAAAGATTTCCAATACTTAGTTATCCTACAAGCCCAATATCCTGAAGATGTTCTATCTGTTTTATCGCTACAGTTATGTCTATCAGCAAATGCTTTCCTACGTTTAGGATCTTCCAACTTAACTGCTAATGCTCCTCCCCCATCCTTTGCACCAAAGGATACTTTCTTAATATTATCTGATTTAGGATCCCTAACATATACATAAAACTTCTTACTTCCTCCTCTTTTAGGTTTTCCTAAATCTACATCTTTTCCTTTATATTCTGATTCTGCTATAGGCATATCCAATGGAACTTTATTTCCCTCGTATATACCATATTTTCCTATATCTGTAGTTTCTAATAAGTTTATGTCATCTTCGCAAAATTTTACACTTCCTTCGTAGTGTAATTTACGACATTCTTCAAATAATTCTAAAAATTTATCAGATGAATACCTATATATATTTTCCATTATAGGTATTTTATTGTCAATATGATATTGCAAACCATCCGATACTTCTATAAGTTTTTTTAGTTTTATCATAATTAATTTTTAATACCTTCAATCTTCATCAATATCAATTATTCTATTGTAGTAATTTTTTTTTGTTTTATTGTTTAGTTTATCAGCACTATTATGTATTTTCTTATATGATTTATTTTTTATTTTTATAAAATTAGTAAAATCATAATCTTCTTCAAATATATTTAATATATTAGTACTGTTACTATTTATATATTTTTCTACTTTTAATTTATTTTTCATATTTTTTCAATATCAATAATCCATTTTAATTATAACATTTATATCAACATCATCTCTCATTTTGAGAGGTCTTCCAAATTTAGCTACAGCAACTAATTGAAAGTTTTTATTATACAATCCTATTGTTGTTGCATAAGGAGCTAATGATCCCGTAAAATCATTAAGATATAAATTTGACTTAGGACTCTGAATAGATGTTGGATTCATAGTTTTGTTAAACGAACCTGCTCGTATCTTAACTAATGTTTCATATTCATAAATTACATATTTATTCTTATAAGATAAATTCCACTGCTGATTTTTTAATATATTATGATATTTTTTTATAGGTGATGTTATAATAACTTCTCCTCTTCTATAGAATACATTTCCAACATTTATAGTTTGATATGCTAATGCATTTGAAGAGTTTGCCAAAGATGAAGATATCTCTGTATTTGTCATAGCTTTACTATAGAATCTTAATTCATCTATAGATCCTAAATATTGCTTTGTTCCCTTCTTATCGTCAGCTCCCAAAATTATTGTATGGGCATTTGTAGGCTCATTATTTACATCAAAAGCCGATGTTTGTAATGCACCATCAATGTATAATTTAAATAAATTATTACTTTTGGTTACACATACATGGTGATAATTTCCATCATTTATAGATGCTATGCTTTTTACAGACATAGTTTTTACACCATCAGATCTTTTAAAAAGTATTTTACCAACGTCAGAACCTGCTGTTTGGTTGTATATCGATACGTCATATGGATAATATTCAACAGGAGTATATGAAATACTTGAGCTTATGTAGTTTCTTTTCAAGTATCCACTGTCAGTAATTACATCAAATTCGCCTGATTGTATAATATTACTATAACTTTTTTTAGTTATTATAGAATTAGTAGTAAATGTAGTGTTACTTTGGCTAATCGGAGCCTGTAACCAAAAACTTAATGTAAAATCTTCTGATAATTCATAAGATAACTGCTCATAATGTGGTATTTCTGCGTAACTTGTTCCTATGAAATCAAGTTTAGCACCACTACCCGTATTATTTATTTTTATACCATCACTTAAACCTACATTATAAGTTTTGAAATGCAATGATTCTCCAATAGTATTCGATTCAAATGAGAAATCTTTTGAAATACCTGTTCCAAAACCTTTTTTAGTATGATGATATAAGTTCTGAAATCCAAAGTAGGCATCTAAATAGTTAGAATCTACAAGACTCGATGAATTTATACTATAATCATAAATATTATTGTTAGAATCATCTCTTAAATCTAAATTATTACTTGTTATTCTTACAGAACCTTTCCTAAAACCATCTCCCATATCAAAATATGGAGCAGATATAATACTTGACGTTGTAAATAATCTTTTTTCAGTATATCTTTTAGAATTACCTTCCCAAGATTCATAAGAATCATATGCATTTCTATAATACATATGATTTATAACTCTCCAATTAAGATAATTATAAGAACCATCTGAACTTGTTGGTGCATTTACTGCATAATACTTAGATGAACTTATAGGTAACGAATCTTTAAAATAATTAGCTATTTTATATGAATATCCTAAAGATTTTGCTTTATTGGAATCTATTGAATATGATTTATTAGCTTCATATGGAAGTATCGTATAATCAGATTTCCTTATTTTTTCAAATACTGAAAGTTCATACATATCTTAAAACTTTAGTTTTACAGTGAACATTACCTCCTCAGTAAAATTATTCAATTCAGGATTGCTTAACTTACCAACAGCTATTAAATTTCTATTTTCATCATATAATCCAATAGTAGTTATGTATGTAGTAGGTCTACTTATAAAATTAGTATTTATAACAGCAGTGTTATCTAAAATTTGGGAAGATACTATCTGATTACTACCAACTCCATACTTTAATATATCAATACCATCTGTATTGTATATACTTGGATTATTTGAATAGTTAAATTCTTTGTTCTTTACATGTATATAGTAGTAAAAAGATAACTCCTCTTTAGTAGATCTTGCCTTCATACCTAATTTATCCCCACTTATATCTGTGTATAAAGCAGCACCTGAAATAGCTGTAAATAGTTTTAATTGATTCTTACCATCTATTTCACGAGTAGTTACAGTACCTAATGATGCAGATACATCAAGTTTATTAGCATCGAGTAATACTAATCCTAAACTTGGATACAGTTTGCCAAAATAATGAGGATTATTGCTATTGTAGACTCCATCTTCTATAGAACCTGATACTATATTATATTCTAATGGAGCTGATGGTGTTGCTCTACTCGGATTATTGTTTATTTTATAATCTGATATTAAACGTAAAACTTTGCCTCTACCCCCCAATCTAACATTAGATCCTGTATGATATCTCATATTAGAACTACTTATAAATTGAGATCCCGATAAATGTGCTATGTTTAATTCTAAAGCATTATAATCAGCTCTTGTATCTCTTCTGTCTTTCTGATAAGAAATAGCATAGAAATGCTTTGTAGGAGTACCTGATAGATTTATGGTATTAGAAGTATTTCCTACGATTATACTTCGGTACTGTCCAAATATGGCTCTTGTAGGGGTATCATTGTACTGACCTCCCTCATCATTTGATCCTGAACCTTCAGAATGACCATAAGCTAAACTAAATTGTATAGAAGATGTAGGATGGGTTATTCGTTCATGGTATACATGCGTATAGAAATTATCTAAAGAGTCTGATATACTTGATTTATAAAAAGAAACCATATTAGCTATACCATTTGAAAACATTCCTCTTGTTATAACAGAGTTATATTTCATTTGATCTATAGAATCTATTTTTTTGAGCCAATAATTTGTTGGTAATGCTACTCCTGTATAAGTCTCACTTATTTTTAAAGTATCACAAAGTCCTATGGTTATAGTTCTTTGTTTAGGAGTGATAAATATCATCCCCGCAACTTTTATAGGCTCGAAGTATAAGGTATATTGTCCCTGCTCTAATTGATAATCATTAACAGAACCTTCCCCAATCTGACCTATATTACTTATATAAATCTTTGGATTAAAGTTAACACCCGCTATATTAGGTGTTATATTTGTAACCACTGATAGACCACCTGTAACTTTTGCAAAAGAAGGTGTAAATAAACTCTCTATCCTCGTAGTTGCAGATGATGCTACAAATGTATATGTATTAGGACTACCATCACTGAATGTGAAATATGGATGAGATGGTTTTCTAAATTCTACGGTATAACTACTACCGATTTGTAAAGAAACACTTGCTGTTCCTCTTCCTATGAGTTGTCCGTTCAAGAGGATTTCCCCCGGCACGAACAATCCCGGTTTATAATCACCACTTGAACAACGAGATCTGTAAGCAGTCTGTAAATCAGGAGATATTAATCCACTAAATGTTGTATATACATTATCAGGAACAGGAGGAGGATCTATAATAGTCTCACCATCACAATCCTTTGTATACGATACAGTTAAATCCTGAGTATCAGCAACAGAATTTAATGTAAATGTTAACGGACTCGGAGTATTATAATCAGCAATACTTGGAAAATTAATAGTATATACTCCTGCTTTTGTAAATATTTCATCAATATTCTTATTATAAGAATTTGGAAATAGTACAGTATTATTTTTACCTAAATTTACAAATCCTAAAGGTATTGTTTTTATTTGAGATGAATTAGGCGTAATTACACTCAAACTGTTAGGTAATAGATTAGAACTTAATGATTCCTCAATATTACAATTAACAAATTTTAGATTTACACTTATGAGACCTGCTACAGGTCTTCTATCATCTTTACAATTAGTTCTTCCCGCAACTTTTTGTAAATTATTTATAAAATTTCTACCTTCTGTAGAGGTTAATCTAACAGTATTTCCATTATATGTGTAGAATATTCCTGTATCAACTTCTGAAAAATCAACATATAATTGATTTGTTTGCGGAACTTGTGTTGTTATTATATCTCCACTACCATTACAAGATGAAAGTACGTAATATGTACTCGTTGGTAATGGTGTTGGTGTAGGTGTTACACTTGGTATACGAGTACTTGTTGGTGTAATTTGTGTTGTAGACGTAGGTGATATAGTAACAATAGTAGGTACAGGTGTAGGTGTCGGTGTTGGTGTCGGTGTTGCTGTTGGTGATACAATCGTAGGTGTGATAGTAACTTGATTACACGTAAATCTACCACTCACTATCTGTAAACTACCATTAAATCCTGTAGGTTGTTCTATTAGGGATCTTGCACTACCTGTGTATATATAAAAAGTACCACTTTGACTATCTATATAAACTTGATTAATACCTGCGGGAGCTATCGTTGTAAATGCATATCCTGTACCTCCACATGATGCTAATTCATAATAAACAACTACGCTCTGAGAAGTTAATGTAGTTCCTGTAGAGGTTGATGGAGATCCGTTTGTTAATGGATTTAGAGGATCATAAAACCAAGCATCATATCTACGTTGATAGGTTATCCTATCTCTTAATTGTAGACTATTTAAGTATGCTTCCTTTTCTTGGTCAGAATAGAAATAAAATATTTCGAATGCTATAAAATCCATATATATATACCTCTAATGTATTTATTATTAAATACTTTATTAATAATCTAACTTAACTTCAATTAGTGTTTCTTTTCTAAAAGATTTCTGTATAGGCTTACTTGATTTTGCTACAGCCAATAAATTTTTATTGTCATCATATAAACCTATAGTAGTAATATATACTTTAGGATCATTAATGAAATCTGATACGGCTAAATTTCCATCTGAACCTGTTACGAATGTAGGATTATTTGAGAAATTAAATTGAGATGCTCTTGCTCTAACAAAGTAATGAGTAGATTTAACATATTCTTTGCTTCTTGCCGACAATCCTAAAACATCACCACTTAAATCAGTAAGTCTTGCTGCCGATCCTGACAATGATTTATACAATTTGTAAGCATTATCTCCTGCAATATCAGAACCTGTAACAGTACCGAATGATGCAGATAAGTCTAACTTTACTCCATCTAAAACAACTACACCTAATCTTGGAAATAATTTACCATAATATTTAGGTGATGCTGAATTGAAAACTCCATTTTCAATAGAACCTGATACAATATTATATACCTCTCCTGCTGATGTCATTGTTGCAGATGATATTTTACTATCATCTATCAATCTTAAAGCTCTTGGAGCTCCTAAAGTTACGTTAGAACCTGTGTGAGTTCTATTGTGTCCCGGGCCGTTTATGAACTGAGATCCTGATAAATGATGTAGATTTATTTCAATATTACCTTCATCAATGCCATCTTTAAGTCTTGACCTATTAAAATTCAAAACATATATAAAGTTAGAATTAACTCCACTATTTGTAAATGATTTAATTCCCGCATCTAAACATAATTGTCTATACTGAGAATATATAGCTCTTGATGGAGTATCATCCACTTGACCACCCTCACTTTCAGATCCTGAACCAAATCGATGTCCAAATGCAATAGAGAATTGAGCTTCCGCAGTTGGTGCGTTTGATGCACTATTAAACAATTCGTAGTAATACGTTTTTTGAGCTGCTGTTTGAGCAGAGGATGTGAAGAATGTAGTTAAATTACCTACATTATTCGAGAACATTGCTCTTGTAACAGTTTCCTGTTGATTTGGAACAACATCATCAGCTTGAAATCTAACGAACATATTTTATATTTTTAAATTGTGATGTTTGCAGCAGAAGAATTAGTTTGAGTTAATCTATTAATTGTTAATTCAATAGTTACTCTGCCTCCTGTCTCATTTCCAATTATGGTTAAAGTTGCTTTTTTAGATCTAATTGTAGAGAACTTACCTGAAAGAGTAAATGACGTTCCACTTACCGATACTGTTTGTGATGATTCTAAATCACTAATAGCAAGTGGTGTACTACTCGCAGTATCTTGACCCGCTGACTGTGCAGGTGATGGTGTCACACTAACAAAAGTTGCTGCATCACTATCACTAAGTACAGCAGTGTACCCTAATGCAATGTTTCCACTTGGAAAATTCACAGTATTTGGAGTAATCGTTATTCTATCTGTTGGTGATTTAAATGTATATGAATTTTGTGCAACTGATACTACAGGTATTCTTATAGTATTCTTAGGAAGTGTTACTAATGGGTATTTCATAACCTGAGTTTCATCAGTTACAGCTTCAGTAATTGGTAGATTTTCGATGGTTCTACCATAGTAAGCACTGCCTAAAGGGTGGTCACTATTCCATAAACTATAATCTATCTCATCATCAGCTAATGCAAAATAAGCTACTCTAAATTCATTTTGTCCTCTTGCCAACAATTCTCTACCCTTCTTAGTAAGAACTGCATCGATAACAATTGAGGAATTGTTTAAATATCCCATATTTAAGTTTTTTTATTATAAATATACATTATACTTTAAATTATTGAACAATATGTACATTTTTTAAAATTTTATTGAACTATAATTTCGTTTTCATTTACAATTTTAACAGATACCACAGGGCCTCCATATACTGTTTCTGTCGAATCAATATTAATACCTGCCCCTGAAATCTTTGATCCTCTAAATCTAACTCTCATAATACTACTATCCTCTACATATTGATAATTAGAATATTCAATAGATGATGAGTAGTATGCTTTATATTCTTTATTTATTTTATAATTTAACTCTCTGCTGTAGTCACTTAATTTTCCTGATATGCCTGACAGATATACAGGAGACTTCAACATATTTGGAGAAGTTTGACCTAATATAAAATTGCCCGAACTTGAGAAATGATATTTAACTTTCTTATAAAAGTTATTAATAGATGAACCACTTATGTGCTGATTTATAATTCCTCCACCATCAGGATTTCTATATATAGTATTATCCTTATTATATATTGAATATTTATATTTATTCAAAAATTCTCTGAATAATAATCCTGTTAGATTTCTTTCTGAACTAATGTTAGGTTGCACTGTTTTGAAATAAAATTTAAAATTAGAACTACTCAGCTGTGATTCGTTGAATTCTACAATATTTAGTGAATTATCTATAACATAGAATGAACCTACAGCATATTCGTTTTTATCTAATACATTATTTTTATATAAATTTCTTTTAGTTATATCTGCCTCAATAGTAAATGGTTTATATACATAATCACTCGATGATTTTTGTTTTAAAACTCCATTGCTATCTTTATATGTATAGTTTATATATTGTAATATAACATCTGCATTTGATAAAGGTTGTATATTTTTAAAATAAGAATTAGTTAACTTTATGGAAGAGTTTGGAGTATTAGCACTATTATATCTATCTAAAACTATATTAGTTTCATTATTTGACTTTATAAAATTATTATAATAATCTTTTAAGCTAACTTCAGTATTCATTGATGAAACTCTACCTACTGAATCAGTTATCAAATTACTATTTGATACATTATTATCTATAGATACTAAATTCATACTTTGAATAACTTTATATTTATTCATTTCTACTTCAACATCTACAACTACATTACATTCTGATTTTATTTTTTCTCTTTCAAGTTCTATTTTAGGTGAATACTTTATATTAGTTTTCTCTTTGGATTTTTCAATTTCTATCTCTAAGGAATAATCAAGAACTCCTATATTATTAGGTACTAAATTAGATTCTATATCCATTACAGCACCCTTTAATAAAGTTTCTTGCTTTGGGTAACTGACTATTGGAAACTTTCTCTCTATTTTAGATCTCTCTAATAATGATGGTTCTATTAATACACCCGTTATTAGATTTGCTCTTGCAGGTACTAATTGTTTTACTTGCTCAAATACTGAATAGTCGTATAAACTAAATATTTCTATGAATTTTCCTATGTCGTTGCTTCTCGCAAACTTTTTAAAGTACTCGTTTCGAGCATAATCTAATGATTTATAACTGTTAGACGTAGAATCTTTAGGATCTCCTACAAAATTTTCAAAGTTATAGGCTCCAAATTGATTGGATATATCCTTATTTAATTGGTCTGTAGGTGAGAACACTATAGATAATCTATTACTATCTCTCTGTTCCTTATCATATCTACTAACAGTAGCTCTTCTATCAGGAGCTAAATTATTATCTAATTTTGTAGATTCGAATCTAATCTTATTTGATTTAGGATTATTCGCACCTAATGAAGGAAACTGCCTGTAATGTGTTTCTACTTTTGATGTATACTGACTTTCTTGAGTTCCTGTAAAGTTTTTGAATGTTGCAGGATTGTCACCATAAAACTTCTGATTTGGATGACTTGAACTAACATAGTAGTATACCGAATGATTATCTCTAATATTATCTATTCCTATAGGATAGTATCTAAATAATTCATCATATGATGACGTATACGAATTAGCATTATAACTTGATGGATTTAGAACGTGAGCATCAAAAACTCTTTTGCTATACCATCCCATATATTCTCTATATGATTGTAAAGATCCACTAAATCTAACAGAATTACTACCTGTAGTTCCTCCTAAAACAGCTTTATGACCACTTGGAAGTATATTAGAAGTTGCTCCTAAAGAATATAATAAAGAGTTTGGATTTGCTGATATGCTGAAACTTGAGGATAAAGATATCCTATTGTCTACAAAATCACTTGATTTAGCACAATCTATATTTATAGTTCCGTTGAATGGAGAACCATTGTATACAGGATGGTTACTATACATTCTGACAGTCCAAATATCATTATCAAATAATGGCATTAAACTACTTGTAGATCTTATAGCTTTTAAATTGCCTAAAGATCCTGTCTTTATAGTATATCTTAAATATCCATAAGTTCTTTTACCGTATAGTGACGAAGTATAATGTACTAATTCTAAATTTTGAAGTGTATTTCTTCTATTAGAGCTTTCTTCAACAGCCCATAAACTCATGCTTACACTTCCTGTATAATCTGTTCTAAATCTAAACTCTGTTGTTTGTGGAACTTTTGATATGTTATCTAATGAAGACGTATATAATCTTCTTGGAATTTCAATATACTGATTTCGTTTAAAATTCAATAAATATTGAAACTTATCTTCGGATAGTAATGGAGGATTGTCTTCATCTATTTGAGGGCCGCCATATTCCTTTACACTAATTAAAGTAAAAGGTATTCCATATATAGAAAACAGAGCTCTTACGGATCTTGTAGATCCTTTAGTTTTAAGTAAATATGGTAGATTATTTACAATTCTTCTCCATATTTGGTGGGTTAAATTCTCATATGATTTACTCAGCAACTCACCTGATGCTTCAGAATAACTTCCTGTTGAATCAGTTCCTAATTTATATAACCATAGATCACTTAAATTTCTCGTATTCTGAATTTTCCATCCTAAAGATTTTGCATAATATGGTAAAAGTTCATTAGGTATACCTCTCTCAGGATGTTCATCTCTTTGATGTATACTTGTTAACTTTTTTATAAATCCATAAGTATTATCAAAATGTTGCCCAACCATGTGTAGAAATAGAACATATTGACTATTTCTCTCATCTCTTAGTATGTGGTCAGGTGTGTTATAATATAGGCTTGTATAATTAGTCCTATCGTATTCAGTAGCAACATTTAAATGACTACTATACCAATTTAAATACTGAGAACTTGTTGTTGGGTAGTTTACATATCTATTATTTGCAATATATTTTGGACTCGGAACAACACTTCCCGAAATATCATAACTAAATAAACTTCCTGTTTTTGTATAAAGAAATGACTCAAATCTATCAAAACTATCTACTATTTTCTTTATTCTCTCAGTATAATTACTTGCTGATTTTACTGAATATAGTGAACCTGATACAGTATTATCAGCTTGTATGTACTGACTATTTAAATACTCTATTAGTTTTAACTTATAATCATAATTTTTTATGCGTTCTGCTGCCGATCCGTAGTATATAAAATTATTAAAATCAGTATAATCTATATTTAATTCTACATCTTGAGAACCTGAGAATATCCTCCTTATTATAGAATTAGAAGTATCAGCATCTGTATCTAATAATGAATTCCAATTCTTTATATCAGTCTCATTACTTACATCAGTTTCAGAACATGTAGTATAACTTGTATTACTGAGTATTTTTACTGAATTTGGATACTTTGATAGTGCTGAATCTGTATCTAAATTGGATGATCTTACATTAAATATATCTACATAATCTTCTAATACTTTATAAGCTATGTGACATATGTCATTCTCAACTATACTACTTAAAAGTGGAGAATATAATTTTATATATAATACTATTCTATCCCTACAATCAACTTTTATATTTACAATTGGAACTATTTTATTTTCATTAAAATTTAAAACTAAGTTAGTTAGTAAGTTTTTTACTTTTAAGCTTCCCGCAAAATTTTTAAATAACTCTACTTCAGATACTATATTAAAGTTTTTTGATATATAAGAATCTTTTACTGTTAACTTTAATTCTGTTCTGTCAGGACTTATTTCTTCTAAATAAAATGGATTATCATCATAATTTCCCAATAAATTTACAAGAAATGACATACTAAGTTTAAAATTTCCATATAGTAGATTACTACTATCAAACACCTTGGCTATGTCAAATGTAAAATCAGAATATTTTATAGAATGTTTATATTCTGTATTATAATTAGATGATATATAATCTCCATTTGAATTATATATGTGAGCTTCTACGCTTATTGTATACTTAGAATTTGCTTTAGGAGTAAATTCAGATAATACAGCAATATCTTGATTTAAAGTATTTATATCATTTTTAGAAAGAACAAACCCTTCCAATCTATTCTTCGTATTTAATATTTCAGTATTGTTAGTATATCTTTCTAATGACATGTTAGTATTGTATATTATCTAAAATTATCTATCCTTAACTCATTTGGCGGTAGCACATCCGAAGTATTTCCATTATCACCTGACGTTGTTCCTATGCCTACTCCTGTTGTAGGAACTATTTCAGGATTTTGAGGTGTGTTGGGATCATATAAACCTCCACAAGAACAATTTTCTGATAATTGTACCGATGTTATATTTGAAGAATATGGTTTTTGAATATTAAAACATATTGAATTATTTACTTCTCTTCCTATAGAATTTGTTATTTTATTGCCATAACAATCTTCATAGAAAAATCCTGAATCATCTGTAATATATCCATCATAACACTCACAATTTACAATACCTACGGGAGATGTCGGTATTGGTGTAGGTGTAGGAGTTGGAGTAGGTCTTGGTGTAATAGGAGGTCTTGAAGTTGTTACCATAGGATTACATTCCATACATGTGCTATAACTCGCTATTACTCTTAAAGTAGGCGGCTGTGATGAAGTACCCGATGATACTGTGTAGCATTTACCATTTGACGTTTTTATAACTTCTCCACCATTGTAAGTACCTGTATATACGATTCTCTCATTTGATGTAATATTGGTTCCACATAAAAATAAATTATATGATAACTTAGATTCTGTTATAGTAGTAGGAGTAGGTTGCGGAGGTGGAGTTGTAGGATTTGCTATATCTGAATTAGAGCAGTATTGCTTTCCACTAACAATTTGGATACTTCCATTATAGGATGTAGGTTGTTGAAGTAGAGGTGGAGCACCTGTGTATGTATATATAATTCCCGTTAACGGATTTATGTATCTTTGACCAACTCCCATTGTAGGATCGATAGTTGTATATGCATATTCAGTATTACTACATCCTGACAGCTCATAATATTTTATTAAGTTTACAGGTAAAGTTGGAGTCGGGGTAATAGGAGTCGGAGTAGTTGAAGTACCTGTACTACTACAAGAACAATTATTAGATATTTGGAATGCAACTATATTTGACGAATATGGTTTTTTAACATTGAAACATATAGGATCATTTCCTCCCACATTTCCCAAAGTATTTGTTACTACATTTCCTAAACAATCTTCGTAGAAGAAACCTGATGCATTTACAATATATCCATCATAACATTCACAAGTTACTACATCGGGTGTTAATGTTGGTCTTGCTGTAATTACAAATGTTGGTGTTGGTGTTGGTGTTAGACGAGGTATTCGAGTTGTTGTTGGTGTAATTTGTATTGTAGATGTAGGTGATATAGTTAAAATAGTAGGCGTAGGCGTAGGTGTTGGACAATTTGGACATACCCCATCATTACCATCATTACCATCTTTACCATCTTTACCATCTTTACCATCTTTACCATCCTTACCTGAAGATCCTGCTGCTCCCGCAGGGCCTGCTGCTCCTGCTGATCCTGCTGATCCTGCTGATCCTGCTGCTCCTGCTGCTCCTTGAATAACATCAGGTAATTTTGGTATTTGAATTCTATCTAAAGCACTTAAATCAATTTCTAAATCAGGAGTCTTACATCCTGAATCTATTTCAAATCTCGGAATCCATTCAGATGTTCTATCTAAACATGATTCTAATACTTCAAAATAAGTAAATTCTGATTGTTCTATAACAAATACACTTTGTATGACTTTTCCCCTTTCTATAAGCATAACTTGTAAAGTCTGCTTATTAGGTATAGGACATATACAATTTCCATTTGTAACAAAATAAATCTGTTGATCACAAGGAGAACTGACTGAAACTCCGTTAGCTACTCTGAAGAATGTTCCTATAGGATATACTATTTCAGGATTTCCAAAATCAGTATCTACGAAATATGAAAAATCACAATCAATATTAGAACATAATTCATTATCCAATATAATTCTCTTTTCAGGCAATATTCTATAAAAGTTTGGAATTAATTCTAATGAACTATCTTGCAACTTTTTGTAATTTAAATTTATTACATTAGTTCCTAAATTATTTTTATCTATGAATACTTTATCCATGTAATACAAATCCTCATCAGAGTAGGTATCCCCAATATTATCATACTCTAATATAATATTAGACGCATTCTTTTGATTTGTATTGTTTAATTTATTCCTATATTGTAAATCATTGCTATAAAATGTTTCTTTTTTATATGCTATATTTTTAATATATATGTACTTTAAATCAAAATCTAAAGAAGGCATAAGAGGCATTGGTCTATCATCTATAGGTCTTGCTCTATCCATTATGTAAGTAGGAGTAGGCATTGGTCTATCATCTATAGGTCTTGCTCTATCCATTATGTAAGTAGGAGTAGGCATTGGTCTATAAGATGTATCTATAGGTAGCATTGATGAATCATTGTTAGAAGCATTTACTCCACAATTAATACAATTATCCAATATTTCCAAATTATCCTTATCCATGTTATCTAATCACTTTGAAATAAAATCCATCATCTATTATATGTTCGGTGAATCCACCATCTTTCTGCACTTTAAAAACTATTTTATAAAATCTTTCAGGTAAAAAACTGTTCATATTTATATTAAAATAATTACCTTCAGAATCTATACTTAATCGAGTTGATCCCGTATCAAATGGTACAATATAATCTTCTGTAACAGAATCTTGAATTGCATAATATGAAGATGTTGGTAGCCTCTTAAAATTTAAATAATTATTAGTCGTAGTATAATCTAAAGTTGGATATCTATCTCTACTTTTTACTCTGAATTTATACTTTGAATTTGTTTTATAGTTTTTATTAATATTGCTTACAAATAATTGAAAATCGTCAGATACTTCAGGTAAACTTCCACTCATTGATATATTACTGTCATCCCAAACTATTTCTAATTTTGGAATATATATCGTATGTGTATCTGTACTAAAAAATCTTATAGTTCCTTTAAAATCTGTAGAAAACTCATCTTGAGATGTTCTCTTTACAATAAAACCATTATTGGGTATACTGCCACTTAACCATCTATGAATTATATTAGAAACATTTATTCTTATATCAGGATTTTTAACATAGTTAAAATTTTGTGTAGCATAATATTGAGAACTTGTATACCAAGTACCACCACCTGAATTAGTTGAAAATGATCCTGTCGTTCTTGTAGAGAACCTATTATTTATCCATTGTAAACCATTTCCATCGTAGTAACCATTTCTGTAAGTCCAACTTGCTCCTGTAGTAATTTCAGGATAATCATTATAATGACCTACACCATTGTCCCAAGATTGTGATACGGCAAAAACATCAATATTATAATCTAACGGCAAATCTGAAGCATCTGTTGCTCTTAAAGATAGAAAGTATTTTGATGTTCTTGATACTGTCTTAGATGATATTAAATTGCTTAAATGATCTATATCAAACTTTATTAGTATTCTTGAATTATAAGTGCCATCGTAGTAAAAACCATTTTCATCAGGAACACTTTCTACATACTTTAGTAGTTCTAATACTTGGTCAATACCCGCATTTCTACGAGGATTTTTCTCATATAAAGTAGTGTCTCTTGTTGCGTATATAGCGTGATACATAGTTAATAGTTTATTACTCTTCCTCTAATATCTTTATTTGGGTATTTAATCTCAAAAATTGATTGATCTATAGAAGTATATATAATACTCCTTTTAGTTGCTGATTCTATATCATATACATTACCTGAATATCCTAAACTTGTATCATATAAATTAAATATACTCATATTTGTAGCAGATATTACTCCCTCAACTTGCAAAATTTCTTTCAATACTGTATTTTTGAAAATAGGTTTTCCAATACCCATCTTTTCTATATCAAAATAATTTTTTAAAGCTTGTATGCATCGTAATAAAACTTCATTACTATTATAAACTTCGTCAACAACTATTTCAAAATCTATTCCTATATTAATTATAAAAGCATCTCGTATACTAACAGAGTCAGTCATCATTCTATACTCTTTCATATAGTTTAGTAGATTGAATTTAACTGCATCATTTAATGGTGTTAAATTCTTATTCTCATCATAACCTAAGCAATATAAATTAATTCCAAAATAATTTACATTTTGAAAATCAGTTGAACTATCTAAATATTGATCATCTAATTCTACGCATACTTTTGCTATAGCTCCATATTTAACAGGCATACTATAAGCTCTTACAATATAATCATCTTTAGTTACAGCTCTATTTTGAGCTGCAAAGTTAGCTAAAGCCTCTCTTCTAACATCTTCCACATTTCTTCTCGATAATCCTCCTCTTGCAGGTTTGGGATTATTAACGGCTACGCTATTCACTATAGTGTTAAATAATGCTGAATTTAAATTTGATTGTGGAGTAGTTATGTTTGAAGTTACTATATTTGATATACTATTTGCTCCAACATTATCTTCAACTCCTCCCCCAATAGTATATCGTACTGTTAATGTTGTATTTGATGGTGCTTTTCCATAAGTTTTAGTATATAAAAAATTCTTTGGATCAATACTTAAATCAACAACTCTTTCAAAATAGTCTAAACCAAATCCAACATTAAAAGGATTAGGTACGATTTCTTCATCATACTCTGAACTTACTCCTGAGCCAAACTGTATTTCATATCTATTATCCTCTCTCAGCCTTGTTACAAATCTAAGTTCTGATTGTTTAAACTGCATTAAATTTGGTGCTGTAGATCTAAATTTAGATAGATGTGGATCATTGTATGGCAAATTTGGAACAGATATAGGTATTAAATCTTGAGCTAAGTAAGGTGTTTCATACCATTTATTATTATCAGAATCGTATATATCTACTACTTCTAAAACATCATCCTGTGGTAGTACTATTTTATCATATGGTTTAGGAGAATCAAATACATAGCTTTGTGATACAATTTCTCCTGAAACAGCTCTAACATTTTTTCTTAATAAGAAATAATCTACTTCTCCTGTATTATCTAAAGAATATACAGTAATTTCTGTCGGATCAAATGAAGAACTATATGAAAAATCTACGCTATCTACAGTTCTAAAATTTTTGTTAGAATCTGAACTAACAATCATGTTTGAATCAACTTGCAAACAATATCTAAAGTCAGGAACTACCGATGAACCATTATTTATAGATGGCACTAATTGAAATATATCTAAATCTACAGATGCAGGAGTTCTAAATTTGGGTGTGTATCCTAAAGAATGGGCAATATTATATAAATTTATATTTTCTTCAACTGTCAGTAATAAAGATTCTCGTAACTGTATATCAGTATAGAAGGATAGAATGTCCCCTGTGGCAGCAACTAATTCCATGAACATCATGCCGGGAGATGATTCATTGAAATCATTATAAGTATCAGGAAAATAGTTCTTTGTATAATCTATTAACTGCTGTCGTATCTCCCCAAAATCTTTATTTAGATACTTTATATCCTTTCTAATATTATTATTTAATAATTTTGAACTCATATTACTCTATTTCAAAGTTAACAACACCTGAATCTAAAAATAGTATTATATTTCTATTAGCACCTACATTAGTTACCCTAAATGATATTTTAATTTGAACATTATGTTCTGAATAACTATTTGAGAAAGCAATATCAGTCTCTGCTGTAACTTGAACTGAATCTAATAAAATATAGGGTAACCAAAATTCAATATCATCTATAACAGATAATCTAAGAGAATTTCTGTTTTCTTCACTATTTAATTCGAATAAATAATCAGGTATCTTTGAACCGAAATTAGGTTGCATTAATCTCTCACCCTTCCTTGTTAGTAGTAAATTAACTAAATTAGTTATGGCTTGTTCCTCCGTAGAATATGAAAGTCTAAATGTCTTTACATCTCCTCTCCTATTTATTTCTTTTGGATACTTTATGTCAACTAATACAGCATCTCCATTCATAGGTAATAGAACACCAACTGCTCTATCATTATATAAATTTGTCTCATAAGATCTAAATACTGTACGTGTTGCCATTTATATTATTTCTTATCCATTTTTTTTAACAAAGCAGAATAATCTTTAGTCAATGCTTTATAAACTGCTTGAGTTTTTGGATTGTGTTCTAAGCTAT